TCAGGGTCTCGGTGACGGTCTGGGTGGTGGTCTTGACCCCGTCTGCCAGCGTCTCGAAGGTAGAGGTGACCGTCTTGGCGGCCTCCCGCACCGTCTCCATGGTCTGCTTGACGGTCTTGGTGCCGTTTGCCGCCACCTCCGTGATGGTCTTGACGTCCTTCAGCACGCCGTCCACCATCTGCCGGGAAGTCTCGGTGATGGTCTGTTTCTGCTGCTGTTTGCCATTGGAAAGGGTCTCGTTGACCGTCTCCACCGTGCGGGTGATGCCGTCCTTGACCGTGGTGGTCGTGTCGGAGAGGGACTTTACCACCGTGGCGGCGGCTGTTTTTGCGCTGGTGGAGGCCTTTTTGCCGGAGGTGCTGACGGCAGATGCGGCTTTGCCTGCGGACTGGGAGATGGTCTCGGCGGAGGCCTTGGCGGCAGCGGCTTCTTCCTGCGCCTGCTTCACACGCTCGGCATGGAGCTTTCCGCGCTCCTGTGCGGCCTTATCCAGCTTGGAACGGTTATAGTTGTCCATGTAGCCGTTGTAGGCGGCATTATAGGCGTCCTGTGCCGCACCGACACCGTTTTTCAGGTTTGCCAGCGCAGCCGCCGCGCCCCTGATTTTGGCGACCAGCTCATTGATCCAGTCCACCACCGTTACGATGGCGTTCTGTGCGATCTTTTTCACAGACGCAAATGCGGAGTTGACGGCATTGCGGAAGGTCTCGCTGGTCTTATAGGCCGTCACGAGACCCACCGCCAGCGCAGCCAGCAAGGACACCACCAGACCAATGGGGTTCGCCTTGAGAACCGCGTTCAAACCTGCCTGCGCGACTGCAAGACCGGTCGCCCCGGCTTCGGCGGCTTTGTGAGCAGCGGTCATGGCCGTGGTCGCGGCTGTGTGGATCACTTCAATTGCAGTCGCGGCAGCCACATAGCCCTTGTATGTCAGGACTGCCGTTCCGGCAGCGGCCACAACAGCAGTCGCAATGCCGATGGTCTCCTTGAGCCGCGCCATCTTCTCGTCGCTGTCGAGGAAGGAGACCGCCGCCTCGTTCAGCTTGACAACCAAATCACCCAGAGCCGCAAACAGGCCGCTGGTCAGCTCACCGGTCAGGGCGCTGACATTATCCTTCAGGGTGGACATGCGCCCGCTGAAGGTCTGGCTGGCTTCCAGCATACCGTTGTAGAACTGCCCGCCCTGACTGGTGGCGGCTTCCACAGCTGCTTCCAGCTCACTGAAGCTGACCTTGCCGTCCGAGATGCGCTTGTACAGGTCGGACATGCTCTCGCCGGTGGCGTCGCAGATCTGGTTCAGCGGGTTGAAGCCCGCGTCGATCATCATGTTGACGTTTTCCAGCGTGACCTTCTGGGCCGAGGACATCTTGCCGTAGGCGCGGGTCAGGGTCTGCAGCTTTTCGGCGTTGCCCAGCGAGATATCGCCCAGCCGCTGCAGCACGCCGGTGGTGTCGTCTGCCGCAATGCCGAACTGCAAAA